CAACTTCAACGGCTCCATGTTCCTTGTTAACGGGACGGACGCGCCGCAGCAGTTCGATGGCACCACCCTATCGGCCGCAGGCTTCACCGGCCCCACGTCGGTCAATGATCTGATCGGCGTCGCGGTTTACAAGAACCGTCTCTTCTTCTGGGAGAAGAACAGCCAGGATTTCTGGTACGCGGGCATCAACGCCGTCACCGGGGTTCTGACGAAGTTCCCGCTCTCGATGGTGGGCAATTTCGGCGGGAACCTGATGACCGTCACCTCCTTCTCGCATGACGGAGGGGACGGCGTTCAGGACTACATCGTCTTCGTGATGTCGTCCGGCGAGGTGATCATCTATCTCGGCACCGATCCCGAAGTTGCGGCTGATTGGGCATTGGCCGGGCGCTATCGTATTGGCGCCCCTGTCTCGATCCGGGCCGTGTGCCGGTACGGCGCGGACGCCTACCTCACGACCAGCGACGACCACGTCCCGCTGTCGCAGGTGATGACGGCCCTGAAGTTCGGAACCGTTCCTCCGCGCTCGAAGATCAGTGGCGCGGTGACGACGGCGACGGCGGCTGGCGGGAACCTCTTCGGCTGGGAAGGCATCCTTTATCCCCGCGGCAAGCGGCTGATCTTCAACGTCCCGAATGCGGATGGCACGTTTTATCAGCACGTCTACAACTTCTCCACGAACGCCTGGTGCCGCTTCACAGGAATGAATGCGCAGGCGTGGGGGCTGTACGAGGAAAACCTCTACTTCGGTGGCGCCAACGGCGTCGTCTATCGCGCCGACATCGGAAACACGGACAGCGGCGCGGTCATTCAGGCGACCGGGCAGCAGGCGTGGAACCAGTTCGGCTCCGTCAACCGGAAGCGTGTCGCGGTGGTGCGGCCGATCGTGCAGTCGGTCGGATCGGTGCCCTACGCCTTCGCGGTGGGGGTCGACTACGGCAGCATCAGCGCGCCGGTCGCTTCTTCCACTCCGTCGCTCGGCTCACCGTGGGATACCTCGCCCTGGGACACCTCGCCATGGTCCGCGGAGACCGCCGTTGATCTGACGTGGCGTGTCGTCGGTGTCACCGGGCAGGCGGTGGGATGGCAGCTCAGCGTGTCGGCGCAGCAGCAGATTAGCTGGCTGCGCACGGATCTTCGCCTCGAGACCGGAGTGAACCTGTGATCCCGCAGATGCCGAGCCCGAACGGTGTCCCGACTCAGCCCATGCCGCGGCCGATGAGCGACGCGATCCAGCCCGCGCCCGGGAACGGCGACATGAGGAGTCTCCTTGCCTCTCTCGTCGCAGGGACGGCGCCCGGGGTAATGCAAGGTCCGCAGCAGTTGAACCCGCTTGGCACGCAGGGAATGCGGATGCCGGTGGGCATGTTGGCGAACGTCTCCTACTGACGTGCTCATATACGGGTTCGACGGGGAAATCGCTCTTTGGACCGCGCGACAGCTAGGCGTCGAAGGCTTCGGCCCGTGTTCGGCGATCGGCGTCGCCCGTAACGGCGAGATCGTCGCTGGGGTCGTGTTTCATCGGTATTCGGGCGGAGATATCGAAGTGTCGATGGCGGCGACGAGCCCGAGATGGGCGACGCGCCAGACCTTCGCGCGGATCTTCGCCTATCCCTTCATCCAGCTAGGTGTGAGGCGCATCACCGCAACGACGAAGAGCGGGAATCAGCCAGTCAGGGCATTCCTCGAATACCTCGGCTTCAGGCTTGAGGGGACGTTGCGGCGCTTCCATGAGGACGACGACGCGGCCGTGTACGGCCTCCTCAAGGAGGAGTGCCGCTGGCTGCGTTTTCTAGAGGAGTGCCCTGACAATCGGTAAGTCAGCCCCGAAGCCGCCGCCGGCTCCCGATCCGGTTGCTACCGCCAACGCTCAGGCCGCAGCGAATGCGGATACCGCGCGCACGCAGGCGGCTCTTAACCGGGTCGATGTCTACTCGCCGTACGGGAACACGCAATTCGCCGATCTCGGCAACGATCGGTGGGCGCAGTACATCACTCTGCCGCCGGACGCGCAGCAGGCGTTGCAGAAGCAACAGGGCCTCACCAACCAGCTCACCGATCTGGCGCAGACATTCAAGGACCAGATCGATACGTCGCCGCTCAGCTTCGACGGCCTGACGCAGCTCCCGAGCGATATCGGGGCGTTCGACCAGAACGTTCAGGACGCGCTCTATCGGCGGAACACCCAGTATCTCGATCCGCAATTCGCGCAGCAGCAGAAAGACCTCGAGACGCAGCTAATCACGCAGGGCATCCCGCGTGGCTCCGAGGCATTCAACCGCGAGATGGACAACTTCGCGCGGCAGAAACAGGCGGCTTATGCCGATGCGCGGGACGCGGCAATCTCCGCCGCAGGGAACGAGGCATCCCGTCAGTTCGGTCTCGCGCAGACGGCCCGCAATCAGGGGATCTCGGAACTCCAGGCGCTTCGCACGTTCCCTCAGAACGAGCTCGCGGCGCTGCTACAGGGCGCTCCGGCGATCCAGTCGCCAAATTTTGCCCCTGCGTCTCCGGTTGGTGTCTCTCCGACCGATGTCATCGGCGCCTATGGGCTGACTCAGGCGGCAAACAATGCTGCGTATCAGGGCGGCGTCAACGCAGCGAGCAGCGGCAACTCAGCAATCGCTGGGCTAGCGGGTGCCGGACTGACGGCGGCGGCGATCTTTTAGTCGGGGAGACGGACGAAACCCTGCATCTGGAAGTCGTTCACGCAGGCACGCTCCCGCTGGGCCTGCGAATCGCTGAACGCGCCATCAAGGAAGTAAGGCCCGCACTGGGCAATCTGTCCCGTCGCGGGATTTTTCAGCTTCACCGGCGCGGTCGTGCAGGCCGCCGCCATCAGACACACGCTCACAAGGAAGATACGGCGCATTGCTCTCTCCACGCGATGAGATCCGGTCCTACCTCGACGAGCACGGCCGAGCGGTCCTGCAATTCTCAGGAGGTAAGGATTCAACCGCGCTCCTGCATCAGGCAAGACCCTTCTTGGGTAACATCCTGGTGCTGTTCGGCGACACGGGGGCGGTTTTCCCGCATGTCGTGGACTTCATCCATCGCATTTGCCGCGAATTCGGAGCGCAACTTGAGGTGATCCGCCCTGTTGAGGGCGTGAAAGAGTTCACCGAGAAGCAGGGGCTGCCGTCCGACATCGTTCCCATAGAGGCGATGCCCGAGATGGACCCGTTCCTGACCGAAAAGCCGAAAACGCTCGTTCAGTCGTATCTCCGGTGCTGCTCGAAGATGATCTACGAGCCGATGCAGGAGGCGATCCAGCAGAGCGGTGTGACGCTCGTCTTCCGTGGATCGAAGAAATCGGATCGGCGGGTCGGGGTGCCCTCTGGATGGATCGAGCACGGCGTCACCTACTCGTCCCCGCTTTGGGAATGGTCGGACGATGACGTGATGGCGTACCTCGCGGAGAACGGGGTCAGCCTTCCGGCTCACTACGAGACCATTCCAGATTCGCTCGATTGCTGGATCTGCACGGCGCATCTCGTCCATCACGGGGCGGCGAAGATGCGTTTCATCAAAGAGAACTACCCCGATCTGTGGCCCGAGGTGTCCCGGCGGATGCGGCTTCTTGATGAGGCCATTTCCGGGGAACGGGCGAAGCTTGCCGAAGCCTTCGAGGTGTCAAAATGATCCTTGGACCCGCACCAAACTACGCCCAGCAGGCGCAGGATCAGCCGATCTACGGCCCGCAGACGCCCCGCAGCTCGCTCGTCGCGGCTCTCATGGGGGGTATGACCGGCTCTCCCCCCGCGTCGGCTTCCGCCTTCAACATCGGCCCGGCAGACGTGCTGAAGCTGTCGCAGTTCCTGAAGGGCGACCCCAACAGCCCGCTCCTCGGCGGCGCGCAGGCAGGGATGCCGAACTTCGTCAACGCGGCGCGCTTCGCCCTCAGCGGCGCTGGCGGTGTGAACCCGTACACCTACGGCATGGGGTCGACCGGCCCGGGTGGTGCGGTCGGCAACGCAATCGATACGGCCGGCAACCTTCAGGTCTGAGGCGAGGATGGTCGATTTCTTCGATACGTCGGGCGGGAACGACATCCTGCTGCCGCAGCTTCAGACGGCGTTCCAGCGCGATCCGCGCCGGATGCTTATTCAGTCGCTGATGCAGCAAGGTCAGGCGTCGCTCCAGACGCCGACGCTCTCGCCCGGGGCTGCCCTTGCGAAGGCGCTCACGATCGGGCTTGGTGGACTGACGGGGGCGGCCCTACAGCAGGACTATGCCGACCAGAGTCAGCAGGCGATGGCCGATCTCAAAACCGCACAGGAGCAGTCTGGCGGAGACGCGACCAAGCTCGCCTCGCTTCTCGCTGGGAACAAAGTGTTCGCCCCGATCATCGCCCAGAAGCAGATCGAGGCGGCGGCGAAGCTTGCGGAACCGCAGAAGCTTGGGCGAGGGGATGTGCTCATCGTTGGCGGCAAGACGGTTGCCTCCAACGACCAGCCGGATACCGAACTCAGCAAGCTGATTGCCGCGCGCGACAAGCTGGCTCCGGACGATCCGAACCGCGCCGTTTACGATGCGCAGATTTCGAAGATCACGCAGGAGGGCGGTGTTCGCTTCACGCCCGGCGGCGCTGCGGCTATCCCTGGGTTTGGCGAGGCCAAGGGTCAGATTGCAGGGGCGGAGGAGGCGGGGAAGAACCCGGCTCTCGTGTCGCGTGCCGTCAGCATCGAAGCAGGCACGGCACCGATCAAGGTGAAGCAGGCGATCGATACTGCCGCCGGAACAGCTCCCATCGAGGTGAAAAAGGCCATCGACACGGCCGCAGGAACCGCCCCCATCCGCACACAGGAGGCCATCAACACGGCTGCGGGCACCGCGCCGATCGATGTGGCAAAATCGGTGGCGATCGAGCGGGGCAAGAACGAGGCCAACAAGGCGACGGACGTGCCTTCCGGCAGCATTCTGCCGCCCGGCTACATCGTTCAGCGCGACGCGCAGAACAACATCAAAGTCGTCTTCGATCCGACCAAGGCTCTGCGCGAAGTCGGTCCCGGCGCCTCTCTCGTCGATGTCACCGGCGCGGCAACGCCCGGAGCGCAGCCGAGCGCCCAACCCGGGGAGAGCGAAGGGCAGGCGGCACCTCCTGCCGGCCCGAAAACCGTGTTCGAGAGTCCGAACCCGTCGCCCGGGACGCAACCCGGGCTGATCGACAAATTCCTCGCCGACACGTTCCAGCAGAACGAGACGAACGCTCAGACGGGGCGGACGAAGATCGGTGCGATGAAGCAGCTCAACGATGCGCTTGATGGCATCCAAACCGGCAAGTTCGCAGGGACGACGCTCGACCTAATGAAGATGGCGCAAGCCGCGGGCCTCTCCACGGAGGGGATGAACCAGCGTACGGGCGCGCTCGAGGCCGCGAACGCCATCGGCAAACAGCTTGCGATGGAGATGCGCAACTTCCCCGGTGCTGTGTCGGATTACGAACAGCGTCTCCTCGCCGAGATGGCACCGGGTATCGAGACGACCCCGCAGGGCCGCAAGATGATGCTCGAACTCGCTGAAAGGCGGCAGGCGCGCAACGAGCAACTGGCGAAGATCGGGCGCGACTATCTCACCGACACCAATGGTAAGGGGCGGCTTGATGTCGGCTACCTGAACCGACTCGAGGAATTCGCCAAGAACAACGGGCTTACCGGCGTCACGACCGCCGCTGGAAAGGGGAATGCCGAAACGCCACCCGTTCCGAATGCTCGCAAGGCTCCCGATGGGAACTGGTACGTCCCCGATCCGAACCGCGCCGGCAAATTCCTCATGGTGAAGCCGAATGGCTGAACTCGTCCCCGTCGATCATGATCCTTTCGCCGCCGGGCCGACGCTCGTCCCGGTCGACCATGACCCGTTCTCCACGGTAGAGGCACCCGGCCCCTACGAGGGGTTCAGCGCGGCGCTGACCCGTGGTGCGACGATGGGGCTCTCGGATCAGATGGCGGCGCTCGCTCATGCGACGCGAGCGATTCCGAGCGAGGCGAAGCGGCTGGTGAATTCCGTCCTCACGCACGAGGACGGGACGCCACTGTTCGACGTGTCTGCCGACGACCCGCGTTTCGGGGATCTCTATCGGGAAGGGCTGGAACGCGAGCGTGCGAAGGCGGACGCGTACCAGGCAGAGCATCCGATCGCTTCGCGTCTCGGCTATGCGGTCGGATTGCCGGCGTCGCTCGGCGCGACCGCGTCGGGTGCCGCGGTGCCAGCCTTTTCGGGGCCGACACCCGGCCTTCTCCAGCGCTCGCTGAAGAGCGCAGGCGTCGGCGCGGCAACCGGCGGCGTGGTGGGCGCGGGCAATTCCGATCTCTCCGATCCGCTGGAGACGGCGAAGAACGCCGGCGTCGGCGCGGCTGTTGGCGGGACTATTGGCGGTGCAGTGCCGAGCCTCGCCTACCTCCTCAATCCGTTGACCGAACGGGTGGCGAGGGGCTTTGATTCGTTCACCCGCCGGCTCAATGACATGTCCGACGTGCTGGGAACGCCCGGCTCCAGCAACATCGTTGACCGGCAGGCGGCGAAGCGTCTTGCCAACGTCATCGCGTCCGACGAACGCGGGGGTGGCCCGGGGCTTCAGCAGATTCAGGACGAGCTCGCGGCCTCCAGCAAGCCGCTTACGGTGACGGATGTCGGTGGTGAGAACGTGCGCGGGCTTACGGGGCGCCTCGCTCGGCAGCCGGGCGAATCCCGCGGAATCATCACCCGCACCCTGAACGAGCGCGATGCCGGCGCAGGGCCGCGCCTTGCGAGCGACGTGGATGCGATGTTGTCGAACGGCGGCAGCGCGTTCAAGACCGCTCAGAATCTGGCTCAACAGCGAGCCGCGGCATCCGCGCCTGCCTATGAAAAGGCCGGCATTCCGAGCGACCCAGCCCTCTATCCTACGGCTCCGGTAGTTGATAGTCCGGCAGTCACGCGACTGCTCGAGAAATCGAAGGCGGTTCAGACGGCGATCCGCCGCGCGCAGGAACTGCCCGATTACGCCGACCTGCCGCCCAACAGCATCGTGCTCCTCGACAAGGCGTACAAGAACATCGGCGGGATGGCGAACGAGGCTAAGCTGGCCGGCAATGGCGAAGCCTCGCGCGACCTGAACAGCCTTCGCGTCCAACTCAGGGATGCGATCACGGGCGGCGATCCGAATCACCCCTACCAGCTTGCGCTCGATGCTTACTCCGGGCCGTCAGCGTCGATCGGCGCAGTGAAGGAGGGACAAGCCTTTTTGACGAAGCGCCCGGAGCAGATTGCGGAAGAGGTGGGCAATCTCGCCGCCGGCGATCGGGACTTCTACAAGCTTGGCGCGGCGGATGCTATTCGACAGCGCATCGCGCGGACCAGCAGTGGCGGCGACGAGGCCAAGCGCATCGTCGGCAACGACTACATCAAGCAGCAGCTTCGACCGCTCTTCAACTCGGACGCCGAGTACGAGAAGTTCGTCAAGGCCGCGACCGATGAAGCGAAGATGTTTGCCACCAGAAACAGCGTGCTCGGCAACTCACAGACCGCTGCGCGGCTCGCGGAGGACATGGGCGGTGAAGGCCCAAGCGTGCTTGGCCCCGCGCTCCAAGTTGCCGGCGGCATCGCAACGGGTGAGCCGATCGCCGGTCTTATCGGCGTCCCTCGCCTCGCGCGCAGCCTCGGTGAACGTCTCTCTCAGCCGGGTCCGGAAGTGGGGACGGCAATGGCGCGGATGCTTATGGCGTCCGATCCTGCTGCCCGCGCCGCGTTCTTCAACAGCTTGACGGCGCTCCCGGCCCCACGGTCGGTGCCCGGCGCCGTGCTACCGCTGGCGAGCCTTGCGGGGCGGGCTTATCCGGCTCTCACTAGCGGACGACCCTAGCCGATATGCGGCCCCGTCGTCGGGCGGGGCCGGCGGCAAGGGTGTCGATGATTCGGAGCAGAAACCACACGGCAACGACCGGCACCCCGAAAAGCAGGAGCCAGTTCTCCGCGTATTCCTGCCGGATATAACGGTCAGGCGCGAAGCCGCCGAGCGTGATGAATATGACGGGGAACCAGAGGGCGGCGAGTAGCGCCGCGAGGCGATCGGCCCAGATCATTCGCCGACTAACGTAGGCGTTCCTGGCAGCGTTCGCCATACCCTTTTCGGTTCATTGATTTAGTCCCACCGGGACCATGCGCGGCAAAGCGGCTCTTAGAGGGCCGCTTTCGACATGCGGAACGACGTATGCCTTACAACGGAGCAGGTGTCTTCACCCGGATCATGAACTGGGTGAACGACAAGAACGCCGGGATCAACATCACGGCCAGTCGGATGGACACCGATTCCAACGACTTCGCCTCGGCATTCAACAACTGCCTCACGCGGGACGGGCAAGGGTTTGCCTCTGCCGATCTCCCCATGAACGGCTTCAAGCATACGGACGTTGGGAGCGCGACGGCGCGCGACCAGTACGCTGCGGTCGGGCAGGTGCAGGACGGGTCGTTTCTCTGGGGCGGCACCGCCGGCGGCACGGCCGATGCGATCACGATCAGCCCGAACCCGGTCATCACCGCCTATACCGCCGGCCAGGTGTTCCGGTTCATTTCATCCGGCGCCAACACCATCACGAATCCTACCCTCAGTGTGAACGGCCTCGGTGCCGAGACCATCGTAAAGCAGGGCGCTGCTGCGCTCGTCGCCGGCGACATTCCGAGTGGCGCCATCGTGGAGGTCGTCTATGACGGGACGAACTTCCAGCTCATCAATCTGAAGAAGGTCTCGCCGAACGACATTGCCATCTCCGCCCCTCTGGTGGTGAGCAGCGGCAATCTCACGCTTGACCTTGCGCAGGGACAGTGCCGCCTCACGAAGAGCGGATCGAACCTGCTCCTCTCGCCGAGCAACGGCAATCTGCTGATCATCAACGGGGTGATGTACGCCGTCCCCGATGCGGGTGTGACGTTGGCGCCAACCGGCCTCACGCCCGCGACGCTCTACTACATCTACGCCTACATGAACTCGGGCACCATGACGCTCGAAGCGTCAACCACCGGCCACGCCAAGAGCACGACGGCGGGCAATAAGGGCGTGGAGGTCAAGAGCGGCGACGATACCCGGACATTGGTGGGGATGGCGCGCGTCGTCACTGGCCCTGCCTTCGCGGACAGCGCCACACAGCGGCTCGTGGCCTCCTACTTCAACCGCCGGGGCATTGGCGGGGTGAATGCTTTCGCCGCGTCCAAAACGACGGCGAGCACGACTTATGCCGAGCTCTCCTCTACGGATGGCAGGGTGGAATTCCTGACCTGGGGCGACGAGGCTGTTCAGGTCGCCGCAACGGGCTGCAATTTCAACCTGACTGCCAGCGCGACTTACAACACGTCGATCGGCTTCGACGGCACAACTGCAGAAGACATCTTCAATCAGGGCTTTACGCCATCGAGCGTCGCGGGTGGCCTCAATACGCCGGTCGGCATCTCGTTCACAAAGAACGGCCTCTCGGAAGGGTACCACTACGCCACCATCCTCGGCTCGACCACCACAGGTACGGCGACCTGGATCGGCGGGGCCACGGCGGGCCTGCGCACGTCTATCAGCGTGATGGTTAGGGGGTAAGCCAAATGCCGAAACCGATCGGGCCGACCTTCGGCGACGAGATCCGTGCCGCCGGGCTCGCAGGCTTGCCTTTCGCATGGGGCGATGACGGGACATTCACTTTCAGCCCTGCGATGACCGCGGAGCAGATTGCCGCGGTGGAGGCGGTCTATGAAGCACACGACCCGACGAAATCGACGCCCGCTGCCACGAAGGACGCCAAAATCGCCGCCGGCTGTCAGATCGTCTTCTCCTCGAATGCCAATCTGAGCGCGACGTACGGCATCGGGACAACGGATCGGACGAACATCTTCTCGATCGCCTCGGCGGTGGCGGCCGGACTTGGCTTCCCGGAAGGCGCGGCGACCTTCGACTATCCCGACTTCGACGGCACGCAGCGCACCTTCACCGAGGCGGAGTTCGTGGCGCTCTACAAGGCCGTGCGCGACTACGTCTTCAACCTCGAGAAGACGGCGGCCATGCTCGCAGCCGGCGCACCCGCCGAGTGGCCCGCCCAGCCCATTACGGTCGCCTAGTACGGCAGGCCTTCCGCTCCCAGCGGTCCTTCACCTTCGCGTCCTCTTTCGTCTGAAGCTGCATGTTGCTCCGCACGTCGCCGGCAGGGCCGGTGAGACACAGGGGCTGAACGTGATCGACCACAAATCCACGCGGCGTGCGGCAGTCGAAGAACCCTTGGCTGGCGAGAAACGCGCATCTTTCCGCATGGCTCCGCTTCACCTTCGCGTCCGCCGAAGGGGAGACGAGGAGCAGTGCAATCAGGACCGCATAGCGCATCGGACAGCATTCCCGGCCGGATAATTCGGCGGGGGCAATGGGGTGTACCCGCACCCCTTCACCTACGGGAGTTCACCCCGCATGACCGTGCTAGCCCGGCCACCCGCCCACCCCACGGGGCGGGTGAAGCCTAACGCGCTGATTGTTGCGAGTCTCCTTCTTCTCGCCTCGTGCTCCCCACCCCGCTATGCGGCGATTTGTCAGGTCAGCGGACCCGGACAGATGGTCTGCATCGCCCAGCCGATGGAGGCTGGGAAGTGATGGAACACCATATCGAGACAGCCAAGAACCTTGGCGATGGAGCTTCGATAGCGGCCATCGTCGCCTCCTACTTTGCGTGGCTCCCACACCCGAGCGCGCTGCTCGCGGGCATCTACATCAGCATCAGGATCTGGGAGACGAAGACCGTCCAAGGACTGGTCGCCTACCTGCGGGAATGGCTGCGGGAGCCGCCCCGTGGCTAAGGCGACCGTCTCCGACACCGACTTTATTACCCTCTTCAAGAACCACGGCCCGGAAGACACCGCCCGGCGATTGGGGATCGGCGTGCGGCGGGTCTACGAGCGCCGCGTCCGGATCGAACAGAAGATCGGCGCGCAGCTCACCGGCCCGGAGCACCAGAACAGCACCCGGTACAACATCGCTCACCCGCACCGGGTGTGCTTCGACGTAAAGGATGGCGTCGTTCTCATCGCGAGCGATTGCCACTATTGGCCGGGCATCGTCAGCACCGCTCACCGGGCCTTCGTCAAGTTCTGCCGCGAGATGAAGCCCAAGGCCGTCATCATGAACGGTGACGTGTTCGACGGCGCCTCAGTCTCGCGACACCCGCCGATCGGATGGGAGAGCGCGCCGACCGTCATTGAGGAGATCGAAGCCTGCCAAGAACGGCTGGGCGAGATCATCGACGCGGCCGGGAAGGCCAAGCGCATCTGGACTCTCGGGAACCACGATTCCCGCTTTGAGACCCGCCTCGCGACCGTCGCCCCTCAATACGCCCGCGTGCACGGCGTCCACCTCCGAGACCACTTCCCGCAATTCGAACCCGCATGGTCCGCGTGGATCAACGGGGATGTAGTTGTGAAGCATCGGAACCGTGGCGGCATTCACGCGACCAGAAACAATACGCTGAACGCAGGAAAAACGATTGTAACCGGACACCTTCATCAGTTGAAGGTTACTCCGCTGACGGACTATAATGGCACCAGATGGGGCGTCGATACTGGGACTCTCGCCGATCCGGGCGGACCTCAATTTGTTGATTACCTCGAAGACAACGTTACCGACTGGCGTTCGGGCTTCGTTGTCCTGACCTTCCATAAGGGCCGTCTTCTCCCGCCCGAGATTGTCCCGGTGAGCGGCGAGAACACGGTCGACTTCCGGGGAGCTGTGATCCGCGTATGAGCAAAGACGAGTTCGCGAAGGACGTTTCCCGCATCACCGAGGAGCGGGGGAAGGTCTACGGCCACCCCTCGGTAGACTTCGGCCGCGCAATGCGAATCAAGGCGGTCATCGCCGAGTGCAAAGACCCGCTGGCGAGGCACGCCCTTGAGATGATCGCGGTGAAGATCGCCCGCCTCATTGAGAGCCCGGATCACGTCGATTCATGGGATGACGTGGCGGGCTACGCCTGGTGCGGCAAAGAGGTGACCCGGAAGGCACCAGCTCCGGTCAGCTACGCCGGACTTCAGGGCCTCGCGGACAGAGCCGCCAAGATACCGAAGTATTAGGTCGCTGGCGGGGTGGGATTCGAACCCACAACCTCACAGGGGCTTTCGCCCGAGCGCGCCCTGACCATTGGTGCCACCCGCCAGCGGCACGCATCCTAACACACAATCAGGAGTTTTGCATGGTCT